TTTGTCAATGCCCAAATCTTCGTTGGATACGTTTGGAGGTTCTGGGGACAATGAGCGGGGGGACTCCGGGAATTCAGGGAATTGTACTGGTATTTTATCGGACTGAGCTGCACAATTGCAAGGGTAGTTGAGTGCTTCGCAAAACCCACAAACGGTTGTATCACAATCTGGGCAGAATTTCCCGTTGATCCATATCATATTGGAGAGATTGCAGAGGATTGCCATGTCGCAATGGTGGCATTTATTAATTGAGAATGTACTCGTTGCCAGAGCACGGAGAATATCGATATCAATCCGTACGTAATTCATTTGTCAAAGGTAGTAGTTCATAAGTTGAAATAAATGAGCAACTCAGTCAACCCCGCCCGAAAACCTGTTTTACAGGACGGGGCTATGTTTATTTTCCAGTGTCCGCACTGTGATCTATATATTACAGTAGATATTACACAAGTTAACTGTCGAATTTTCCGACATGCCTTTATTCGTGATACATTTGTCCAACTAAATCCTCATGCACCGAAGGAAATGTGTGATGAATTGTCTAGACGTGGCTTGATATACGGTTGTGGTAAACCATTGCAATTTGTGTTTCATCCCGCTGGTAACTATGTTGAGCCCTGTGGATATATTTAGAATTGATATGTAAGATTTTTCTCATGATTACAAAAATGTCACGCGAGAATGGACGTAAGGCTCTGCAAACTGTGCTAAAACTTGAGAAAAATGCTACAGTGATTGAGGCAGCGGTGTACAGAAGATCAGAGGATTCTGAGTATACAACTCATATATTACAAGTGATTGGTGATTTGCTAAATGGCTCAAAGCCCAAAGAGGTACTTGCCAACATCAAGGAAGGTAAGATGGGGTGGAAACATGTATGCTACACAAATTCATGCGATAATATACGAGAAAAGTACGATTTTATTGTTAATCCGATAGAGGTTGAGGAAGGTGTGGTGGAATGTCGGAAATGTGGGGGAAAACGCACCTTTTCGTACCAAAAACAGTGCAGAGGTGCAGATGAGGGTTTCTCACTGTTCGTTGAGTGTGTGGGGTGTGGTAGCCAGTGGCGTGAGAATTGAATATTATATTTTCATTCGATTAAAATGAAAATGTATACTGACGGAAGTTGTTTGGGTAATCCGGGGCCCGGTGGCTGGGCTGCATACCATGTTGACTCTGGGGAGTTGGTTACAGGTCCTGCTAAACACACAACGAATAATCAGATGGAACTTATGGCGGTTATTCGTGGGTTAGAGAGGTTTGAGGATATTACAGAGGTTTATTCGGATAGTACATATGTGGTCAAAGGGGTAAATGAATGGATGGCCAACTGGAAACGCAAGGGTTGGAAAAAGGTTGCCAATGTTGAGTTGTGGAAACGTTTGGACGGTATTTTGAGAAATCGCAAACATGTCAGCTTTTATCATGTATTTGGCCACAGCGGGAATCCATATAATGAGTTAGTTGATAACGCGGCCGTGGAACAAGCAACAGCCATGCGCAGAAAATTGCGTGGTTCCTGAGTGATGATTTTCGGGAATTATTACTGTAATATTATGTTTACCCGAGTAGATATGCTGTAAAGAGGAGATTATGTATTGATGTTGAACTGCTAGGTCGTGTAGTGTTGGTTTGGTATTGTACTTGATAACCTTTACGACGATTCCGCGTTCTGGGTTGAGTTCCTGTCCGAGTTGCTGAGCAGATATGAATTCATCTGGGCCATCGCCTATCGAGATGAATTGTTTGATATCTGGATGTTTTGTGATAATTTCTTCAAAAACCTTTTTTTTCCACACCCACGAAGCTGCGGGGTATTTTTCTGAGTATTTGTCCATTGCAGATATCACTTCTATGTCAGCCAGTTCTGGCAAATATGCGCTGGAGGCTGAATCAATCCATCCCTGTGACGCGTTGGATACAATATAGACTTTATCGCTATGTTGTTGGATGTTCTGCATAAAATGGTTGACGAGTTGTCGATAAGCACCCATATGCGATTTGACAATGACTGGCATTGTCTCTAATTTTCCGAAAAAGCTTGTTGGAAAAAGGGTATCATCGAAATCTATAATTGTAACAACGGACATTTATTGAGGAGGGAAATAGCGAGAATACTCAAATGTTCGATTGAGCGATGGGAAACAACGTTGACAAATCCATTGGTCAATATTACGTGTCGCGCCTGGTGGTTTATCACAGTCCAGATTGGTAAGTGTTAGGTATGTTTGGTGACAATCCGGGCAAATCGGTGGTTTAATCGCAGGCCATTGGGATGTATTTGATGGATTGAGGATATTTGAGTGACATACGCGAGCACCACAAGGTCCGACGGTAGCTGGGGTAGGTGCTTCAATGGGAGTTGGAGGGCCGATTGCTCCATATCCAGAAAATGTCGCATATCCGCAATCGGCACCATTACGGTATCCTTCACTAGTACGTGTAGATTGCATTTATTACATGTGGATCAAAAACCTTTTCGCGCTGTGTAATAAATATGAACAAAAAGATGAAGGATCTGCTATTTTTTGCTGAGGCAACAGTCTTGTTCATCATCATTGCTCTTCTGGCCGTTTGGGTCGCAAAGAAGGCCAATGTTCCAGCTTGGACAACTCTCGTTGCTGGCGCGTTCGTCTACTCAGGATTGTTGTCAATGTTGTACGTTGTGATGAAACCGTGCCAAGAAGATTTCTTTTTCCAGGTATCACCTTGTAAAGAATGCCGTCTCTGGCCCGAATATGGCAAGTGCGAGGATATGAATTGTCCTTGTTGTCCGATGGGTGATGTTGGGTATCCGGGGTCATTTAACTTTACTCCTGACAGCGGGCCTAACTGGGAAAATCAGCGTACATGCACGGGTGATAATAAGGATCAACCCTGTGGATTTGTGCCGTGGAAGTAATTTTACAGGACTACCTGTAAAATCTTGCCGTTCAACCTAGTTGCCGTTCAACCTAGTTGCCGTTCAACCTAGTTGCCGTTCAACCTAGTTGCCGTACAACCTAGTTGCCGTACAATTTCCATGCCTCGTCATAGGACATCATACTTTTACCCAAACGCTGATTCACGTAATTATGAAAGTCAACAAGATAACGGAAAATATCTCGGCGAGTCTTCACAGCTTCTGTCAATTGTTGGTAAGTCTGGCGAATGTAATCATTGGCATGTTTTGCACAGGCATCACAGGGAAGCACAGATGGCATTGCGGTAATAAACTTGAACATTGCCTGAATTCTCTGTGAACATGCTTGGTCTGGGTAAAATCTTGCAGAAATGTGTAAGAATTTCCACAATCCGGGTCCCCATTCTGTCGGAGACACAGGGTTGGCTTTTTGGTATTGTGTCTCTTGTTCGCTGACAGGCGGTTCCCCACGTGTGTGATAGCGCATAGCAGGTCCTGCACTCACGTCGTTGAGTTCCTGGCGCTCATACATTGGGAGATGCGAATTATAGTTTATGCGGCGATACATTTAGTGTTGGCGTAAATTTCTTTTAGTCAATCTTCAAAAACAATAGCTGTTGGTGCAAAAGCCTTTCGCACAGTTTCAATGCTCGTACGTACATTTTTTTCTGCGCAAAACCGTGACAATTGCTGATAGTCTGGGGGTCGACAGTAGGGAGGGTCAATCTCGGACCGTTCATAGTCACGGAAGAGCTCACGGCATCGTTGATAGTTCCATTTTTCCAAACTAGTTTCCCCCGCTTTTGCTAGAGCCTTGATCAACTTGGGATCTGTGCCAATCTGTGCCTCAATACCTTCGATACTTCCATATTGGCCGATAAAATTGTAGGCGGATGCTGGTCCCAACCCCTTGATCCTCTCATTATAATCGCACTTGCACATGATACAGAAATCAAGGAATTGTTCGTCGGTAAGTTCAAGTCCCTCCAATACATCCGTGTAACATATCATTTGACACGTCTCAGATTTGCCATCAAAACCTTTCAGCATTATCGGAGATCCATAGGCTAAAACATCGGTATCCTCGGACAATACCGCGTCAACACCCCCGGTTTTGCACAGATCTGCACACATTGTCTCAGCTTCGAGCGGTGCTTGGTAAAAGGGGATACCTAGAATGTTGAAGAGTTTTTTGCTGTTTTCAATGTCGTACTCAGTGGGGAAGGCGAGTTGTGCGCGTCGACGTTCAATTTCCTGTCGAATCTTTTCAATGTCAATTCTTGGACGATTGGACAGTAACGAGCGAGGTTGCTTCTCGGAAAATTTTTCAAGTATTTCGCGTACTTCTGCTGTATTGATGTAATGTTCGAGGGCATCTTCCAGCTCATCAAGACTATCTATGCGTTTTTGAGAGGCGTCGATACGTCGTTGTTTCTCCTTATCCTTCTCGGGAGGAGCGCCTGTATCATAAATAAATACCGAGTGTACACGATTACGTTGTAAGCAGAGGATTAATGACATAAATGGGGTCATCCAGAAGTCTCCGTGCACGGTTTTGTAACGGAAAATTACTCCTGATGTATCAATGGCAACCTTGCGGAAGGCGAAATCCGATAGATGCACAGTATGAATGATGTGACCGCAACGATCGCGAATGAATTTACTCAATCCTTCGATACCCATGATTTGTCTGTGGTGTATACAGACAAATAAATCAATTGGATGAGGGAATTTCCCACAACAATTCTTTCAATCTCCCAATAACTGTTGTTGCGACAAGGTCGGGTTGTGCTGGGATGTAGTTTTTGGCGATGTTGAGGAAAAAGACAATCTCAAGTCCCGCGACTAGTGCAAACACAACAATATTTTGCACTATAATCTGTCCCAAACTGAATTGGCGCTTCAGTACATAGCGCAAGAAAAGAATAACAAGCACGGTAAGTATGACAAGTACGATATTGGCGATAATAGCTGCTTTGAGCAGATTGTTGTTGTGATCGACAATTTGTGCTGTTTTTCCTTCATACTTTTCCTCATTTTTTGCTGCAACATTAGCCACGGCGTTCCAGTTGATTGAGCCTCCAGTAAATTTCTTATCCCAATAAGCAACCTTTTCGAGAACTTTCTGTGTCTGATCGGATACAAAATTGGATAATGCGTGGTTTATTGTCTTTTTGGTGACACGAGACATGAACAAGAAGAAAAATACAGTTAGGAAACCAAAAAGGATCACAGTATGTATGAGAATATCAACAGCTAGATCTGCACTAAACATTTTATTACTGCTCAAATTGTTCTTTACAACTCGCATAGCCTGTGGAGAACATTTCTAGACGTGTGCGAGGATCGATTGTAAAGTTAAGTCCACTGGTACCCCCACGCAGTCTAATGACCTTAGTACGGGGATCTGCACGTTCAATGCGAAATTCCACATTCTGTGCGATGGGAATTGCGATGATTTTTTCCAAATAGCTGAGAATGTTCATGGCGCTAATATCGAAATCTTCGTGAGTATTTGCATTGCAAGTCGTAATGCCCACTACTCGTGATCCAATATTTTCTGCGAACTCGAGAGCAAAATTATCACTCAAACCGCCATCAACGTAAAAGTTATCACTGTATCTGAAGATGTCAAAAACGAACGGAAGGTTTGAAGACATGCGTATAGCGGTAATACAAGGCAGATCTGAATGCGTCTCAGGTGTGAGGTATTCTGTCTTAGATTCTGTAATGTTATATGTAACGGCAATGAAGCGTTTGTCGTGGATCCGTTGTAAATCACCAAGAGTAAAGAGACGTCCTGTTTTCTCAATGCTCATTTTCTCCAAATGTTCTTGAATAACCGAAAAAGATATGGCACCACCACAGCTCGCAACAGCACGCATATCAAAATTAGTGAACTGCTCGAGTATGTCATGCGTGCACAGGTAGACCATGATCTCAACTGGTGTATATCCAATAGCCAATAGGTAGGAAATCATTGACCCGCAGGAAGTACCAACATAAGTTTCGACATTGTCACAGAGACGGTTATCGCAAAGGTATTGCAGTGCGCCAAGTGCGAGAAGACCGCGCACAGCACCGCCAGAAATAACCATTGTGTCATAAGTACTAGATATTCCAACAGCACGTGGGGTTGTGTTAATCTCAATATTTGGGAGTATGGATACACCTGAAGGACCAGTTGGTCCGACAAATGTGACGCCGGTGGGTCCAGAATGGGTAATTTCGACTTGTTCTTCGGAAATTTCTGTTAATGACCCATCTGGTAAAACTTGTAGATTAAGGTTGGTAGTTGCCATTTGCGCACAAATGGCAATGTTTAAAACTACAACTCCAGTACTCTTTTGAGCAGGAGAATACACATGATCGCTAGAATAACAATAATGATGATATATACTGTTTTGTCATTGGAGTACAATTTTGTGCAAATTGGGCAAGTATCCACATGTGATGATACGTCAAGACAAGAATGGCCTTGTCCTACAGGTTCGATCTGTTCGCCGTATTGGGGTTGAGGCTGATATTGTGGAGATGGCCCTGCAATCCCAGAAACATGTCCGGGAAAGTGTACGATAGGAGCAGGATTGTTCATTTGCATGCCAGCCTCTGGAGGCATCATGTGTGAATTGCGAATAAACTTTTCTACACGCGGATCAGGAGCCTCAAACTGGAGATGATCGATTGTGGTATGTCCTGGCGGATCGAGCATCGAACCTCCATGACCCAGATCGGCTAAATCTGGTAAGTGTTGAGGAATATTTTGAGAAGCACCTGGCATAGGACCGGGCATAGGACCCTGCATAGGATCCTGCATAGGACCCTGCATAGGACCGGGCATACCTGGTGGTGGGCCATATGCATTGGCGTACCCACTATGATTACTAGAGCCATGATTTATGTAAGCCATTTGTTAGAAGAGATGCAAAAAATTATCCGACTTGTTTGATCATGTCATGGAAAATCTTGGTCAAATAACTATCCCCCTCTTCATGCACCAAATCTTGTAGGACAGACATAAATTCAGCAGGCTTCTTGCTATCACTTGGCTTGGGTACCTTATTAATCTTCACACCCTTGAAAGCAACTTTCACACCCGCTGCACAGAGATCTTTGTACTTTTTGGTCTTTTTGAATGAGCGAAACTCCTCCGATGACCCTGAAACCACTAATTTAACATACTTACCACCCTCGAGCAATCTATCAACCTCCATATCAACAACCTGATCGGAGTTACTATACACTGTATGCTTTTGTGGTAACCCGAGACAAATTTCCTCAGAACGATAAGTTCCGCCCGGTGAGAAATGCAGCATTGCAACAATTTTTGTGTCAGATTCATTGAAGGCATGCTGGAGAGATGAACCAGGATAATAAATTCGTCTGCCCACGTGTTGGCGTTCATGGATATGCCCAGAAACTACATGGGGAAAGCTATCATCCCAAATATCACCTTCAGCAGACTCGATAACACCCATTTTACATTTGGCGAACTCTTGGTGTGCAAAAATGCAATCTGCCGTGTGCCAATCGCGATCACCCCTGTTTAATCCCTCAATGAACCTCCCCGGGGGTACATAGGGCATAAATCCGAAAACACACCCTTTGTATTCGTGATATACAGGGAAATCGACGATTACTGTATTATCCCACTCCTTCATTGCGTTCATCCAGTGTTTGGGCTCGAGGAAAATGCTGT